ATGTAGTCATCATCGCAGAGAAACTAAAAGCAAAGGTAATATACTATGATGGTGCTTATAGGATGCAGTCCGAATTTAGCCCTACACCAAGAGATACAACAGATATGGGCTATATGATGCGCGAGTTCAGTGTTTGCGTTATCGGAAATATCCACGACAACCCAGAACTAATCAAATAGCATTTAAATTATGAAAGCAAAACTTAGAAAGACAGGTGAGGTAGTAGAACTAAGGCAGTACTACTGTGATGGGACGGCAAAGGGTGTTAATGGAGAATATTACCATCAAGGTGACATATCTGAGCTGTTTGAAGATATCGATTATAAAAGACTAGAATACGAGTTTAATCAATTAGGTAGGACAGAGAAATGTGAGTTCATATCTCAGCATATAGAATTGGCTTCTTCTAAAGCTATTGCCAAGTATGTAAAAGAGTACCTTTTTGACGTACTTAAAGATATTGGTGATGATGGATATATTGCTACATACCTTCAAAATAAAGGTTACAAGGTAGAGATTAATATAAAATAGCAAATGAAAGTAGAAATTATAAAAAAGAAATAGAAAATGAAACATATATATTTTTTTATAGGTACTACCATCATTACCTATATCTTAATCTCGCTAGTAACATTGGATTTGATGTGGTATGTGCATAAGGCTCTTTGGATATGGATAGCAGTAATATCGCTCTTCCTCGGTCTTGGGTGTCACTTCTACGTAAATTTGGCATATGAAAAAAACAAAGATTTGTCAAACCAATTAGATGTAATGGTTAGCCAGTGTCAAAGAATGAATGCTGGTAAAATTAGAATGTCATTCAAAAAGAAAGAATAATTTTCTTCCCATATGGTGACCAAGAACCATTAAAGGTTAAACAGATTGCAGCTTTATGCAATGATTATAATTTTCATGTACAATTAATACTTCAATAAGATGGAAAAATTATTATTAAATGGCGTGAACACTTTTGGAAGTGTAGTTAATACATATACAGTGAAAGAATTTTCTTTTATATTAATTGTCGTTGCGTTATTCATCATCATATGTATGATTATTAACTGGTTCATTCGAATAATCAAGGGACTTGAAAAGTTAGCGCAAGAGGAAGAAAGAGAAGCAAGGCTTAAAAAAAACAGCTCTTCTATACCTATAGATAATTTACCTGAAATCATAGGACTCAAAGATACAACAATAGTAATAAAGCATAAAAATGACACCACTACAAGTAAATTAGGTTACCATTCAGCTGCAGTAAATACTGCTGATAATTCAATAGCTGAATATGAAGGACTTTTGTGTGTTATTTCAAATACTGGAATTGAATCTTTAGCAATAGCTGCTGATAAGAGTTCGCAATGTATTGCTTCAAATACAGGACTTAAATCAGTGTCAGAATGTAAAGGTAATTTCTCTATTGCAGCAAATGTTGGAGAGTATTCTGTAGCAAGATGCTCTGAACAATATTCAGCTGCAATAAATAATGCAGAGTACTCAATAGCAGTAAGTACTGGAGATTATTCTGTTGCAATAGCTACTTCTGAAAGGTCATTTGCAAAAGTAGAAGGTAAAGAATCTATTGCGATTGTATGTGGGACAAGAGGTAGAGCAAATGGAAAGGTAGGCTGCTGGCTAATCCTCACAGAGAGAGGTGAATTTAATGGACGATCATATCCTCTAAAAGATATCAAAGCAATAAAGGTAGATGGAAAAAAAATAAAAGAAACAAAATGGTATAGATTAATTAACGGAGAAATAATAGAGGATGGAGATATAGAAGATAAAATTGAACCTTAGAAAATGAAATACCTCTATTAAAAACAATAGATTAAATAAAACTTCATAAAAAATTTTTATATGAAAGAAAATACTGATTTGTCAAACCAATTAGATGCAATGGTTAGCCAATGTCAAAGAATGAATGCTGGTAAAATTAGAATGTCATTCAAAAGGAAAGATGGCTATACTATTGAGATAACAGCACGACGGACTGAGGCAAAATTTGATGACGAGTTTAGTGATAAGGAACTAAAATACATCAAAAAGTCAATGATAGAGAAGATTGGCTGCGAGTCTAACAAAGAAGCTGATGACATGGCTTTTGATATAATCAATGTATGCCAAGAACTGTTAGGAGAACCACAGTTTGAGTCCGTAGACGAGGTTATAAATTCAACTGTATAAAACGGTAAGAATTATAGAAAAGCATGATTATTCTCTAGGAAACTGTAGTTTAGGAAATTAGCGTACATTATGTCAAAAAAGAAAACAAATGAATAATATTAAACTTTTATACATAGATCTTTTTTGTGGAGCAGGAGGAACTACCACTGGCGTTGAACAAGCAGAGTTTGATGGACAGGCGTGTGCAAAAGTTATTGCATGTGTAAACCATGATGTAAATGCCATTGCATCCCACCAAGCAAACCATCCTCACACGTTACATTTTACGGAGGATATCCGCACTTTAGACCTTACTAATCTTATTACACATTTAACAAGAATGAAGGCAAAGTATCCTGCAGCTTTAGTAGTTCTATGGGCTTCGCTTGAATGTACTAATTTTAGTAAAGCAAAAGGTGGACTGCCACGTGATGCAGATAGTAGAACACTTGCAGATCATCTTTTTCGTTACATAGAAAAGATAGATCCAGATTACATTCAAATAGAGAATGTAGAAGAGTTTATGAGCTGGGGTGATATGGATGAAAAGGGACATCCAATATCAAAGCTAAAGGGTAGAAGTTATATCCGATGGACTAATAAAGTTATGTCTTATGGATATAATTATGACTGGAGGCTATTAAACTCTGCTGATTATGGAGCATACACATCAAGAAAGAGATTTTTCGGACAATTTGCAAAGAAAGGACTTCCTATAGCATTTCCTATTCCAACATATTCAAAAAATGGAGATAGTGGAATGTTCCAGATATATAAGAAGTGGAAGCCTGTCAAAGAAGTTCTTGACATAAATGATGTGGGACAAAGTATCTTTGCAAGGAAAAAGCCGTTGTGCGAAAAGACTCTGAAAAGAATTTACGCTGGTCTCATTAAGTTTGTGGCAGGTGGCAAAGATGCCTTCTTGGTCAAATACAATTCGATGAACCAGAGTGGCAAGTATGTGGCTCCGGGACTTGATGAACCATGTCCTACAATCGCTTGCCAAAATCGTCTGGGCGTTGCCAATGTCAACTTTATGTCTAAGGCTTTCAGTGGAGATCCGTATTCCAAGAACCAATCAATAGACATTCCTGCCGGAACTATCACCACTAAGGATCACCATTTCTTTGTTACTGCTTACTATGGCAATGGAGGGAACCATTCTGTTGAATCGTCATGTCCTACGCTTACCACAAAAGACAGGCTGGGATTGGTTTCAAGTCGTTTTTTGGCAAATGAATACTCCTCTGGTGGTCAACTTTCCAGCATTGATGCGCCATGTCCTGCCATCCTAACGACACCCAAACAAAAAGTTGTGGATTGTTTTCTGATGAATCCACAGTTTAAATCAGCCGGTGGTGATGTTGATAAACCGTGCTTTACTCTGATTGCCAGGATGGATAAAATGCCCCCATACCTAGTTAACACAGAAAAAGGATTAGGAATAAGAATGTTTGATACAGATAGCGAAATGACCCTTAAAATTAAGGAGTTTATGGCTATGTATGGCATAATAGACATTAAGATGCGTATGCTGAACATAAGCGAGTTAAAACGTATTATGGGATTTCCAAAGGGATATATCCTGGTCGGAACACAAGCTGAACAAAAAAAATATATTGGCAATGCTGTTGAAGTCAATATGAGCAGGGTACTCTGCGAGTCGCTTTGTGCAGCTCTTGTTTCCAAGGCAATAGCAATATAGAACTAACATTCGAAAGATAAGAAACCAAAAGAATAGATATGAAAAGAACTATTTTCACACATCACATAAAAAAATATGCAAAAGCCATTCAGGGAAAATCCGACAACCAATTAAGAGGATACATGGATGGTTATATCAAAGCTTTAGAAATTGTCTCAGGCACGCTTCTTGGGCTTGCCCCCCAGATAGTTGACCAAGATTTTCAATCCAAGGGCTACAAGTATTTTTTTGAAGAAATACAACATATGGTTAATCTGGAGGCTTCTGTCGTAAAGGATGTAGATAATTTTGTTAAAACTTACAAAGTCCCTACCGTAGGTGTCCAAGAATTGGCTACAAGGGAATGCTTGGAAATTCTCTCCGAAGTTGAAGATTACTTTTGGGGAGACCGTAGTGGTTTTAATAAGATAATGTACGCTCAAATGGTATTCGCAAAGGAACTCCGTAAGAGAATAGAAGCACTACAACCAAATGTTAAAACCCAAAAATAGATCGTTTATGAATCCAAAGAAAATTCTTTCCTCTTCAGGAGTCAACCAAATGGTAACGAATATATGCGAAGATACATTCTATGAATACTATGGGGATGTGATTAAGTGCAGAGACAAAATTAGCAATATATTTTCAAAGCTGCAATACTTCAAGTTTATTCTCTACATGATAGCGTTTAGTGGATGGGGAGTTGCGACCGCAGTTATTTTGTATCACTTTTTATTCAGTAAGTAATATGAACAGAGAAATTTTATTCAGAGGGAAATCTATCGGTATAGGAGTATGGCTTTACGGGAAATTGTTCAACTATGGGCTAATGGCACCGAGTAATGTGCCTTGTATCAGCGTCTGTGTACCGACATCATGGAAAGAGGCGTACAATTTCTATGCCGTGCACCCAGACACCATAGGTCAATACACAGGGTTAAAAGACAAGAACGGGAAGCAAATCTTTGAGGGGGATGTAGTCATCATCGCAGAGAAACTAAAAGCAAAGGTAATATACTATGATGGTGCTTATAGGATGCAGTCCGAATTTAGCCCTACACCAAGAGATACAA